TATAATCTATCGAAAATTTCTTTGGGAAGGTCTTTCCAATCTTCGCTAAATTCAGTTTTATTTACATAACCCAAATCATAACCAACACCAATTGTAACTCCACTTTGCTCTCCTGGCCATGCTGGATTTTTTAAAAATTTATTATAATAATTTTCACCACCACCAACTTCAAATTCTAATATAAGATCCAAAGATTTTTTAGAAAGCATTTTTAATTATTTATTTTATCTATGGTCTTATCTAGGATGTTATCTGCTGGGACTTTTTCTTTTAACCAACTATTAAGTACTCCAAAATAAACAAGATGCTCGCTATTAATTAGAAATAACTCGTTACCAAAACTATCCTTATAAGGTTTGATTCCAGAATCTTCAACTAAATCAATTGCTTTTTCTTTTTTGAATTTGATTCTGTACATTTTAATTAAATTATTATAACGTTCACGTGCTTGAACAGTAATGAGAGCATCGTCACCAACAAAAGAAATTAATCCGCCATTATCTTTTTCATATTGCTTTGGAGTAGTTGCATCATAAGAAGACTTGTCATCTTGTATTTTATTTGGTGTTACAGTTGCACATCCAACAAGAAAAAAATTAAGAGCTAATATGCTTGCGAGCTTCTTCAAGATTTTTTTCCTTTACTACTTTCTCTATTTCACTTTGATGGTCAACTTCTTTTTGAGCTTCTTGACGCTCTTTCATTTCTTTTGTGTTCTTTGCTCCGAATACATTATTGATTGCTGCGAATATTCCAGATACTGCTGAAAGTAATGCTTGAAGTATTCCAGTTGGCATAATTACTCTACGTAACTTGCTGTAGCATCTTTACATCCAGATGCAATAGCGTTAAGCACCTTGATTGCAAGTGCTGTGTTGCCATCTAGTCTTGCAAATTGTTGAGCATAGATATCTTTAATAACAGTAACATAATTTGCCCAATGAGTTTTTTCACTTGGAAGATAATCATTAAGAGCTTTTTGAAGTTGCGCTGGGGTTGGAGTATTTCCAGCGGTTAATCCTTCTACAATTCCCGCAACATGATTAATCATTTTAGCTTTTTCAATTCTATCATTACCAGAAACGGCTTGATCAAGAACAACCGTGCAAGCTAATACTACTGCTGGCTTAACATAAGGAAGAGTATTTTCAACACTTGTTATAACATCAACTTTTCCAGTATTGGTTGTAGCGCAAGCCCCAAGAAATACGCTCAAAAGAGCAACCGCGGTTAATTGTAATTTATTCATTTTTTTCTTCCAGTTTTTTTAGGTGGCCAAATATTTGTAAAAAGATTAGATCCTACGTCTTGATTATCTATAGCTTTTAGATGAAGTCTTTTTGCTGCCTCGGTTGTTTGAGGAATGCTCCCGCCAGTAACGTGAGAGTCTTTAACATTTAAAGCAAAAATAATTCCAGTAACGACAGCAATTAATTTTGATATTCCTATAATATATTTTTCAGCACTATCTGGTAAAAAAGATACTAGTGAATTATCCGCTTGTATTGCTGCTGCCGTAGCTACAGCAACTACAGTAATAATCCCCGTGGTGGAGGTTTTCCAATTGGGACCGAATATTTTACTTAACATATTTATCATTACACTAAATTATAGTTTAAAAAATAATCAATATCCATTAAATCTTACTATGATATAGAATGCTTGCCAAATATGCATCTACTTGATGCTCATCAGAAATATCTAAAACATTTGATACCATATTCTTGTTTGTGTCATAAGGCTTTTCTATATATTTCGCTACGGATTCTATCCAATTTTCTGGCTTTTCATTTGAAATTATTATTTTAGAAATTTGATCTGCTACATCTTTTTGTTCATTAGACATTTTCTTTAAGTGATGCTTCTTTCTTAAAGAGGAGCAGATTTCTTCTTCTAACTTTTGGGCAGAAATTAAATTACTTTTTATTTTGCTTAGACTGAATGATTCAGCTTTAGACTGTTTCCCTTTGCCAATTGGTTTTACATCTTTTGTTTGTTGGGGTATGCCTGTACTTCCGCTAGGTCTTCCTGCTTCTTGTGTTTTTGCGCCACCAATTATTGGTTGATATAAACCTTTATCTTTTAAATTTTTAAATTTAATTTGAGACTCTGCTGACTCTTCCGCATCGGGAAGTCTACCAGTTTCAATTGCCCTGATTCCTTCTTCTGGAGTTAAAATGCCCAATTCGATAAGTCTACTATAAACTCTAGAGTATTGAATGTCATCTTTTAAATCTATATCTTCAAAATTTGGATGTGGAAAGTTTTTAAATCCTAAATCTTTGCTTATTCTTCTAATTTCTGGTATCAAAAACTCATTGATAAATGCTTGCCGTGCCTGCTTTAATCTTTCTATAAAAACTTGAACTTTAATGCTAGTATTAGCAAACTTTTCGCTGCCAATAAGGATATTATTTAATCCAATTTGAATATCTCTGTCTACTACTTCATATTTTGCTGGTCCTAGGATGCTTCCTATGTCTGGAATAACAAATTCGGCTTTTGTTGTATAATCAGCTATTAAAACTCTACCGATGCTTTGATTTTCAAATAATTTTTGCATTGCTTCTAAATTTTTTTGATTAACTCCGCCTTTATCTGGCTCTGTTCCCATGGTAACTAAAAGAATTGACTGTTGCATAGTCCTTGTTATAGACATATCCATTTTTTTCATTTCACTTTTCCAATTGATATCGTCTAATACTGGAAATCCCATTGGAACAGCAAAAGGCTCGTAGTCTTGTTTCTTATAAAAAACGGCAGCAAGTCTTTCTCTTTCTAGTGGTATATTTAATATACCGAGAGTTTTTTGCTTTATCATTTTTTGCGTTTCAGGCGGCAAACCTTTTAGTACTTCCAAATCCTCATCAGTTTTTGGAGCCTTAAGTCTTTCTAGCTCATAATCACTTAATACTTTATAGTACCTACCCAAAGAAAAATTAATTCCACCCCCGATTTGAATGTCTGCAGGATTCAAAACTATATATCTAGCTGGCAAATTTACTGCTGAAGCTTTTGATAATAAACCAAAAGTTTGTGTAATTTTATTAACATCTTCACTTTTAACTAAGGTATCAAATCTATATAAAAATACATTTCCACTTCTATAGTATTCTCTAAAGAATTTATCTTGCAAGTCCCAAATATTAATCTTTTTGAATAATGCATCAAAAAAATCTCTAGATTTTTGACTACCGCCTTGAAAATATATATTGCTAGAAGAAAATTCAGTCATTAAGTCTATAGTGTTTCTAAATATAGCAAAATTATAGTAAGCTTTTTGGCAAAGAATTACTGCGTCTCTAATGTCCATATTAGAAGAGTTTTTGATTCCAGAAGAGTATCTAAAAGGTATCAATCCGTCTTCAATATTCTTATATTTATCAGTCCTATTGATCGTGCTAGATATATTTCTTCTTATAGGACTGTCATTTGACCCAGAAGCTAAGGATGTATGAGTCTTATTTGAAGCTTCAGACACCATAAGAGGAGAAATTTCGTCTATTTTTGATTTTTTTTGATTATTTTTCGTATTTTTAGTCATTTTAAGTTAAATTACACATTATTATATGCTTTTTTCGAGAAAAAACTAATTTATTTAATAATAAAAGGTTCAAAAGTCTGCTGCTCTTGCTGTTCTTTTACGCTCATCATATCTAAATAACATTTTAAACCCCAGTTAGCTAGCATTAAAGCTGAATAGTTATCTTTTCTGGCTTTATTTGCAGAAGTGCTTCTTTTTAAATGCTGAGGGAGGTCAAAGGATTGAGTTCCTCTGCTTGTGGATGAGTGCTCTACTAAAGTGCATTGTTTTTTGGTCTGATAAATAAAGTCATCTTGATTTTCAATAAAATCTAATATCGTCCAGTCTTTTTTATCTTCTGTTTGCATAAGTTCAATTGGTGCACCTCGATTTGTAACTTCGTTAAAAAAATCTTCGTTAGCGCCAGTATTACTTGCAAACCATATTTTTTTGTAATCAATACAAGCTTGTAAATGTTCATTTGCTTTACGGATAAATGTGCTTGTGAATACTTGATTAAAAGCAATCCTTTTATCTTCTAAATTGTATTTTCTTCTAGCGTTTTTAATCATCATTTCATAATCTAATCCTTCTAAATCTGAGTCTATATCAAAAGTTTTAATTTCTAATTTTTGTTTTTTAAATAATTGAGACTCGTTACATGAGGATAAAAATACGTCTGCTCCAGCATTATCTAAAATAATCGCGACAATATTAAAGTTGCTCATAATATAAGAAAGATAAGATACGTGGTTTTTTAAATTACCTAGCCCAGCATAAGTATGAACTAATATCCCGTGCCCTTTTTCTTCATCTATCTCTAAAACTGCCATAGCAAAATAATCTGCATTCGGGCTATCGCTCATATTTGGATCCACACCAAGAATATATTTTTTACCAGATTCGCCCTTCAATAGAGTGTGAGGCTTTTCGTTATATTTCAAAGTACATGCTTCCATTTTTTTGGCATTAAAATAACTATCACTTCCGTCTGTAAATCTAGCGCAATATTCTCTTAAAAAACT